TCGGTATATTGTGTTATACCTAAACTAGTTGTAACATTTGGATCTAGTAAAGCTAACTCACTATCAGAAAATTTAATTGGAGATTTTGTTTTGTAACCTTGTGTTTTGTATTCACCTTGTACTTGTGCATTGTAATCAGTTAAATTTATTAAATAATTATCGTACTTTTCTCTAAATATTTGTGATATTGCTCCTTGTACTCTTTTTGGATCTTGTAAAAAATCAACATTACCACCTAACGCTTCAATTATTCTGAAAGCGTCTTGTTCTGTCATAACTCCTCCACCTACTATTTCAACTCTTGATGCACCAATAAGTCTTTGTAGTTCACCAGATGCTAGTTGTTGTTGTAATTCTTCTGTTGTAAGTTTTCTACCAAAAAAGGTATTAAACCAAGCAGTATATTCATTAAACAACCTTTTGTAGCCTGTATCTGTGTCACCTATTCTGTCTAAGTATCTAACATAAGATTTTAAACTGTTTTCATCAGATTTTACATTTCGTTGCAATTCACCAAACTTTGTTGGTGCTAAAATTGTATTTGCATTGTCACTAGCAGTTCTATATACATGATTTCCAAAAACCTCTTGCCAATCTTTCTGAGGTATTCTTTTACCATCTTTTTCTGCGTATGAAGCTCCTTTTGATGTGAAAACATTATATGTCTGGCCATCTTCTGCCCTTAACATATATCTATATACAGGCTCATTTGTGTTTTCGTTCTCAAAAGTATTTAAAAGATATTTTCTACCAAGTTCAGACTCAGGATCTATTCCCATAGCATCTAAAAGAATTAGCTCATCAGTTATCATATTTTGTGCTAGTTTTCTGTACTCTATGTCATTAGCAATTCTATTTTGTATTAGTAGTTCCTTAAATTTTTCATCTTCTCTTTGTTGTTCTTTTTCAGTTTTATCGGCTTCCATCATATATCCTAAACCTTGTGCTATGCCTTGTCCTAAAGATACTGGTGTTGTTGAGTAGCCACTAGCTTCTAAAAGACCTCTTGCTAATCCAGCACCTTGAGGGCTACTTGCAAAATTCAAAAGATTTTCTCCTAATTGATTTGGTGGTACATTTTCTTCTGTCTTTGGTCTTGGAAAAGCTGGTTTTGCGTATTGGTTTACTGCACCTTCTTCCATACCAGCAGCAAAAGTGTTTTGTGGAGCAGTTGGTTGTAGAATACCACCCGGAGCATTAGCTCCCATGCTAAACCCACCTACATTCATATTTGGCTGATTAAGAGCAGAATATGAGCCACCGGGATTTGCAGCAGCAGTACCTATGGATTTTCCACCTACATTCATAGCAGAGTAACTTTGAGGTGTAGTAAACACAGAAAAAGGTGTAAATCTTCTTGGAGTCGTATTAACAGAAAAAGGAACAGTTCTTTGATTTTGCATATTTACATTTAAATCTTGTGATGTTGGAATTAATCCTTTTCTTTGTAAAGCTAATGCCACCATTAGAAGAACCCTCCTAATAATCCACCACCTATTGCTCCATACATTGGATTTAATCCATCAACCATTCCAGCCACTCTTGCACCAGTTAAAGCACCACCTAATAATCCAGCACCAGTATTTCTAAAAACTGGTTGTGTTGATACTGTTGTTGTTGGTACAGATGCTCCTAAAGCACCCAGATATTGATTTAATTTGATGTATGGCTGCTGTTGATTATAGTCGTATCTAGCAATCGCATCTTGTAATTTTGCCATCTCAAGCGATTCTCTCTCTTGACCAACTTGTTGTAATCTTGCTAAATCATTAAAGTCCATTTCACCTAATTGTGGTGCTATTTGTGCAGCTTGGAATTGTCTATCTCTTTCCATGTTAAATTGATCGCCATATACTTTATTTGCTAGTTCACCAAGACTTCTTGACAATATTTCTTGATTAGCACCAGAACCTAAACGACCAGCTTTACTAAATTGTGATTGTACTTGTGATGTTACATCACCGGCCATCTGATTAAATAACGCCTGTGAGTAAGGATTTGAAGTTGGAGATAGATAATCTCCTTGTAAAATTTTATTAATTTCTTGTTGTGATGAACCTAATAATGGATTACCTTGTAAAGCTCTAACACTTGCTAATTGTAAAGCAGCTTCTGTTTCAGGTGCAAAATCTACAAAAGTATTATTAGGAAAAAATGATGGAATATCAGGGTTTTCATATAAATCTTGAGCTGCATCTACAGCTTGTTGAAAATATGGTCTAATAAATTCTGATGGTTCACTACTTGATGTAGTTGTTACATTTGTTGGGTTTGATCCTTTTGACATTTTATATTTCCTTGTTTAATAAGTATGCTTTAACTTTATATCCTTTCAGCTTTCGCACCCACCCTTTACGCCCAGCGACTTCTATGTGAGTACAATTTTGTAATTTTGCAAATTTTTCTACAACTTGTTGTAGATTATCTAACCAATTATCAAGGTTAGATCCACCAGCCAGAAAGTATCTAAGCACCTTTGACTGTGGGTATTTTGCTATCTCTGTTACGATAGCACTTTCAACTCGATCATTATTCCAACTTATAAAAAGTTGCATACGATCATCTATTAAGCCTTCATATATGTCCTCTATGTTATATGTTTCGTCTAAGGCTTTTATTAATAATGGATATGTTTGTCTCCATATAAATTCAACATCTTCTGATGGTACTCGTGTTACTAAATTATCCAATGATACAATATGATAAAGTTTGATCTGTGTTACCTGAACTCGCATGAGTTAAGGTTGCACTACCACTTGCTCTGGCCGACACATGAAGTGTGTTGAGAGCAGTTCTACCATTCGCTGTAGTTGGCATAAACAATATAACAGAGTTACCACTAATACGAGCATCTGTCAAAGTTGATGATGTTGCACTTGCAGTCAATGTAATTGTGCCTGTACTATTCAGCTTACCATCTATCGTGTTGTTAAGTGATGTTGAAACTAATCTTAAATGTTGACTTGTATCTGGTATAGATAAAGGAACTGTTGGAAACTGATTATCTGCCACCTTCAGGTCTCGCTTCTATATCTACTCCTGACATCGTATCAAAGTTACCATTAACACTAACTCTTATGCGATGATACCTAGAGGTAGATCGTAAAGGACAAGTGCCAGTATCGTTAGTATTAACAGCAGAACCAGTTGAGGTTGTATCAAGTTGTGACTGCCTTGTTATGGGAGTGACAGTAACAGTTGTGTTTGTTGTGCCATCAACTATTGGTCTGCACTCAATAAGTGTTGATCTCTTTCCTTTTGCTCCTTCAAATTCTGTTGTATCTACTGTAGCAGATAGACTGTTTGCAATAAATTTTCCAAACTTGTTTGCTGAATTAAAACCAGCAAGACCAACAATACCTTCTTTGTAGAAGTATGAGTCTAGTGACTTTGGTAGATTGTCTAGGTCTCCTAATACATCAAGGCTTTCTAATGTAGTAAATGCTTCTTGTGATGCACTTGCAATAAACTCTAGGTCTTGTCCACTACCAGTTGACCATTTATCTACTGCATAGTTGTAGATAAGAAGTTT